ACCAGTTCCCGTGACTTCAGAAGGGCACTGGAGCCGTTGGCCTTAATGGAAGCCAGCGTGGTCATAGCTTCAACGGTAGAGTTGAGTGCGCCCGCCGTGCCGCCGAGGAAGTTTCCGTTACCAACCAGCAGGCAGTAAATACTGTCTGAGCTGTTAAGGTTAAGAGATTTATCCGCCATTGCCGAAAGAAACGTCGGGAAGAGGTGCGCGTTAATACTCATAGAGAAATCCCCTACTGGATCACAAGGATACCGGCAGGTCCAATGAGAGTCTGCGGGTCATCCACGAGTTTGTACCAAACTTGATACTGGCCTACTGACAATGGTAGCCCGTTGGTGCCCGAACCTATTAGGAACTGCGCGGTATAAGGAGACGAGTCGTTAGCCCAGTCGGCCTGATAGAAGTCATCATCAGTGGGTATATTCCCGCCCTGCATAAAAGCGAGGTAAACCAGGTCAGGGTAAATGTCTACCGGCTGCTGATTCCCGCCGAAAAGAACTGCCGTGATATTGACGTCATAGTACTGAGTCGCCAGGTGGTTGATAGTCACGGTCGGCAGGATGTATTCCGGTGAATTCAATTCCTTCCACAGGGATTCCTGCAACGTTCCCATCGGGTAAACCGGGTCGAACTTATACGGTTTCATAGTGCCGGGAACAATAAGCGAATACAGATCGACGTTAGTAGTCTGCGGGTACGTCTGGGTAGGTACGGTGATATCGTATTGGTACCCGCCGAGGAAATGTTCCACGACGTGATAGGTAAGAGGTTTTCCGCTGACCGTGGTAACGCTCGGGTTATCCGTGGCATACAGCATGACGATCAACTGACCGCGCCAGATGTAGATGGCCCCGGATCCCATCATGGAGAATGCCCAAGGGGAGACACCCGCATCAAGCTGCGTGAAGGTCTCGGTACCGGACAGCTTCTTCGGCATGCGCCACGACACGCCGTCTTCGATAATCACCCAGTCATCCGATGGCATGAAGGTAAGGAAGCCACCCTGCGGATCCGCGTCCCCAACAAAGTAATACTGGCTGATCCGGGTGTAATTCTGGTCAGCCGGAAAGGGAGCGTACTGGAGGTTATTAGCGTTACCCTGCACAAGGTCCGGGTAAGTAAGTCCGCCGCTGGCATTCCCTTGAACCGACCACCCGGAGATATACCATGGCGAGAGGTAGTCATACTGACGCCCGGTCTGCCGGTCAAGAGCACGCCCTTCTCCATCATCAATGGAGAACTGGTAAGGAGTGCTCATTAACGCCGCCTTGATGACTTGAAGAAAGGTGACCCGTATACTACCGTCTGCCGCTTAGCGGTTTCAATTCCGGAAGTATCTCTAGTCAATGATAGCGCGTCACACAAAGAGTCTACGTAGTCGTCGTGCGCATCACGTGACTTAGGCGCGGCCACGGCAATGTTCGGCCCCTTGAATTCAATCTCCGCGTCTGTCATTTCCTGCTTGAATCGCTGCCAGCATTTCAGCCGCTTAACTCGGGAGCCGCCCGGCCAGATAACACGCTGGCGTTCCATCAGCATCTTCATGTACTTAAACCGGTCGGACTGTTCCTTAACGGAGTCCATGCACTCCACGAATGTAGTGTGCGGCATCAGAAGGGACAGCCGCTGCTTAACGACGTCTCCGATACCTCCGGTGTCAACACCCACTGCGTAGACATTGTAATGTGACAGGAACTCCGTAATGCGGTAGTACTGCTCTTCCCAGTCGAGTCCCTCAAGGTCCAGCCAGTTAATAACCCGGTGCTCGTAGAAGCCAAAGTTATCCGGGTGATCCCAGTCAACCCATACCACTGTGACGATTGTCTTGTCCTGCCTGCGCCCGCAGTCAATTCCGGCAACCACCGGAGAGTAGGGCCAGTCATGCTCAAGGCTTTGCACGCTGACATCACTGAGCTTCGTGAACATTTCCTCAGTGGTGAACATGCCCTTGTCGAGAAGCCATTCAAGCTTATAGTTCAGCCGGAACTCGTCGGAGTCTTCCCCGATGTTCTCCATGGTACGCAGCGTGGACCGTTTATAGGCGGGAACATATTTAGCCACCAGTTTCCAGTCAGCCTGGAAATGATCTTGCCTTACCTTGCCCCGACCTAGAATAGCTCGCTTGTTCTTCTGGATCTGGTCATAGAAGAAGTTAATGTTATACGTCGGAGTGCCGGTATACACCATTGTCGCCTCAGTGGCGGTACCCATGGGCGTTACTGACTTGTTGACGGTCTTTGTGTCTGCGTCCTGGGCCTCGTCAATCAGGATCATGTGGTAGTGTCGTCCCTCGATCTTGGCCTTAGGGTGGCAGGTAGTCTTGCGCACTGCGCTCTTGCAGTTCTGTAGCCACACCACCGAGCCACGCCCTCGTACGCGATCGTCAATCTCAGGATCCATCAGCATGGCCTTGCAGTTATCCGACTGAAGTACAGCTACAATCCGGCCGAACAGGTTATCCGCCTGTTCCTCGACCGGCGCAAATGCACCGACCTGTACGCCTTCACGAGCATACTTCTCAAGGAACTCAGGATAAAAGGGCGCGAGACGGGGAAAAAAGAGCATGCAGGTAGCCACGACATTAGCTACGACCTCAGTCTTCCCAGAATTATGGACCTGAACCCCTTGCGCGATGAACCAGCCTTTACCTTCATACCTGACGTCAAATACCTCGCGTTCGCCCGCATCTTCGATGGCGACTATCCTGGTCCAGGCCAGTTCCTCGCCGTCTGGGCCTGTACTCCAGTACTTGTTTACTGCACGTTCAGCGCGGCCCTTTCCGGACGGTAGCGCGGCCTTGGCGTCGAAGTAATCTAGCGCAGCCCTTGACTGTTTCTCTTTCCCGAATATCAAGCCGAACGCCTGGAAGAATGCGCGCACGCTCCGGGCACCCCCGGAAACAATCAGCCTGTGGAAGGTGCCGGTGCCCTTGGCCATCACCTCACGCTTGACGGTGCTGCTGATACCAAAGTGCAATAGCAGCGCTTGCCAGTACCGGGCGTTAACCTCACTGTTCCCACAAGCCAGGAATATATCCGGCCCGGACTTTTTCATGCTGATGCAGCCGTCCCCGGACCAGGCCCGGTTGATGAACTCGGCTTGAGTTTCGCGTGTCCAGGAGAATACCTGCGTCGGGAAACGATCATCCCAGCCTAGAGTCTTCAGGTAATCACGAAAGGGATTGCCGCGCGAAGATCCGGTGATTAGCAGATCCGCACCATTACCCTTGGCGTACCTCTTTACCGTTACACCGAATGCATCCTGCATCATGGAAGCGAACTCAGCCAGGTACAGTTCCCTGATATTGGTAAACTTGGCCGATTGCTTGGCGCTCCAGGTACCGTCCGTGGCGAAGTAACCGAGCAGCCGTGCTGTCAGAATGCCGGGGTCAACCTTCCCCTTAGCCTCCACGCCAGCCGCAATGGACACCAGATCCCCGGTACGGAGCGCCCCGGCAGGAACCCACCCTTGGGGGGTCATCACCGGGTGGTTGTCGGTAGCGACGATCTCAGACCCGCCCCGGACCTTATACCGCTTAGTCGGCTTTACTCCCGTACTCCAGGAGTCTTCATGATCTTTCAACCGTACAGCAGTTCCATCGCGCCGAAATACTATGGTGTCTCCGTCAAGGCACTGCCTGGAGAACAACGCAGTAAGGCTTGCGCCGTCACTGATGATCATTGATTCAAACATTCGCCGGGCGAATGGAGTCTGATAGGGTCGTAGCGGATTACCAGTGAGCCGGTCACAGGCAATCATCAGCTTATCGACCAGGAAGTTAACGGTCTTCTGCCGGTCGGGGGAAAGAACAACTTCTACTTCGCGCCGGATAGCCTGTTCTTCAAGAGTAAGCTCAGACTCGTAGTCATCCTCGAAGTCGGTATCAATAAGCTGTTCAGACATATAGAAAATCCTCACATTTACGTATGTGAGGATATTCTATCGTGCTATTGTTCAGTGACCTGAATCAAGGCTGAGGAGCTGGGAGAGATTGAATCCGCTAACCGAAGTGCCGTTGGCTTCAAGCCAGTCCTCAGTAACAACGACAACCGCCTGGCCGATATTAGTTTCCGCCCAGTTGATGCTCATTGCCTGAGCCATTCCCCAGGTAGCCACGTGCTCGTCGTACAGCACGGCGTTGTCACCGTAAGCGGAATAGATCATGGAGACGCAGTGATCAATTCCGTTCGGGCCTACATTTGCACCGCGCTTATTAAGGGTCCACGGCTTACCCTCATTAGTGGCGGTCATATCAGCGTCACCGACACTGACACCGAGATAGACCGCACCGAAGACGAAAGCAATCTGCTTGAGCAGCCCGAGGTCGGTAAAGT